CCAAATTGGAGTTACAAAAATTTGTTCAAAATTAACATCATCAATTTCTAGTTCTTCACATTCATCCTCTTGATGATTGTCTTCATGGTAACTTTGATGTATATTATGTTTGTGCATTACATTCCCTTTGAAAATTCAGAACTATCATTACTAAAAAAGAATACTTGATTGATACGATAATCGGCATCACTATAATGATCACCAAAATAATTTTTACCAGTCAAATCCATGCTATGGTAGTACATAGATCCTTCAAACATAACAAATCGATTATATTTTGATCGAAATCTAATTACAATATCCCATAATTCTTTAGGTGTCCACGGTATTCCATGTTCATCTCTGTCACAATCATTTTCGTCAAGAGGAAGAATATCAGGACGATCTGTAATCAAAGGTTTGTATATATTAGTTCCAATTTCTTCATTTTTTGACAGATAGCAAATACCATTATATCCTCCATCATGATGAGGCCACCAATAATGTGTTTCATATGGATTTTCTTTTACTCTACTAAATCTAGTGTAATTTGTGACAAGATCATAATCCATAGCATCCTGACGAGTAAACTTTGACAACTGGTTATACACCTTTTTTAAATGTGGTGTTTTTCTCATATGTCGTCTATCTTCAAAATATTTGGTATTTAATGAAGTTTCTTTTGCATCCGGCCATTCATCTCCAAATTTCCATAATGGTGGTTCTTCAGATTGTATATAATCAAATACACCATCTGGATCTTTGTAAAAATCATCCATCCAGTAAATATTTGATACCTGATCTCCGTCATTAAATTGAATGACTTTCATATTAGATAAGTCATTAAGTTCAAATAATTCTACTGTCATAAAAAAATTTCCTCTATTTTTTCGTTGTCAAGGCAAAAACCAAAAACCCAAAGTATTCTAGGAGTATTTCCTTTAGTTGCTGTCACTTCATGATAAAGTTCAGATACTTGATAGATTAAAAGATCTGTAGAGTTTACGTTGTTATATTCTACACCATCAATAATAGCATGTCCACCCTCTTCTGCTTGTTGTGTGATAGCATTGAAGTGAACTGTTTTTGTATCTGGATAGTATGTAGGATCAATATGATCCTTTATTCTTCCACCAGCATATCCAATACCATTTACAATTCCATGACTATATGATGGTGGACTTTTATACCCTTCTAGGTGAAAATAATTGACAATTCTTTGTCTGACTTTATGTGCAACTCTAGGATAATTTATATCATCAGCAATTGATTCATTTGGAAATCGAGTTGTAAATCTCGTCCCATGATTATCAGGATCCATACAAGCATCTTCAAAATATTCCTGATGTTTATTATTGAGTGTCCACTTATTAAGTGCTTTTACATCATCTTCAAATAAAAAATTACGAAGAATAAAAACTTTAGCAGATGCTTGAATAATACTCATCATCCTCACCTTGCGGATCCGAAAATTTTACTGCTTCTTCTTCAGTGTTTAAATTAAATGATAATATAATTCTATCTAGATCACTTTCATTAGAATTTGTAAAATGTAGAAGATATGATGGAAATAGAATTAAAGATCCTTCTCTTATTCCTGGTGGCATCAAACTACATGGTGAAACAGCAGCAGTTAATGGATTCATAAACACCGTTGGTGTATGATGTTTTGGATCAAATTGGATAAAACAAACTGCACTATATCCCATTGGTCCATGATTATGACATGCGTGTGAACTATTTTTAGATGATCTTTCAAACCATGTAGAATTTACTTCAATTTGAAGATTTGATGTTTCAGAGAAATCCATCAATTCACTTTCAAAAATATCAGTAATTTCATCAGAATAATTATATTCATTATCATAATTAGCATGATAATCAGTATCTACATCTAATGTACCTCCTGTTTTCTTTAATAAATTACTCTCCACTCTGCTATTGTATAGTTCCAACAATCTTTCTTTTTTCTCTGGCCAATTTTCTACTTTATAATGAAATAAAGGAACCGAAAATAAAGGAATGATATAATCTTCATTACCGGGATTGCCTCCACCCTCGTCTTCAGGATTAAAGTATAATTGATAATCAGCACTCATGATTACTTTCTTTTTTGCAATTTTACCACATCTTTCATCGCAGTGTCAAACTTACGATAAATTTTTCCCGTTGGTGTTCCCTTTAAGATAATTGCATATCTTACTTTCTTTCCTGCTAATGGAATTATTACAAAATTTCCATCATCTGAGCAGTATTGATCACGAAAGTTAGAATCTAGGATTGATGAGTTTGTATATTTATACTTCATGTTATCACTTCTTTACTACAGAAACAGCAGCATCACCTTTCTCAAAGACAATATCAACAACTGCTTGCACTTTTTTAGCAGTGCTGATACCTGAACTATTGAAGGTAGGGATACAAACTAAACCATAAGACTTTGTGTATTGATTTAGTTGACCTGGCATAATTGTACCATTGCGAAGACCTTTTGCATCATCTTTGTGTAAACGAATCACACGACCGATAGTTTGACTGATACCAATGTAATCCATGGATCTCATAAAAATAACAGCATTAAGACCGGAAACATTGATACCTTCAGAAAGAATGCTGTGGTGAAGTACAACAAACTTCTTCTCATCATCACGACCCCATGCACTCAAAGTATCAAAAAAGACCTCTCGATTGACTTTCTTACCATCAATAACAGCACCAGTCTTAGCAGTGATATACATGCAAGAATAACCACGCAATTCCAATTGGAAAGTGAAATCAGACTGACCAATCAGGTTGATAATGTTTTTGGTAGACTTAGAGCAGATCAGTGCTTTGTCGGCACCAGTCTCTTCAATGGTGTTGATTAGATGAACAGAATCCCGTGCAGGAACATCAGGATAGAGAGAAGCATTATCTAAGTGATTAACAACAACCTTAGGAGGAATGATGAAACCGTTGTTTACCAGTTCAGGTGCAGGAACTTGACAAATTACCTGACCATAAACTTCGGCGTCATTCATACCAGGTTTAAAAACGGTAGCACTATGCTTAGGAGTAGCAGTGAAAAAATAGCTACGATCAGAATTAGCAGCAAAGTATTCTGTAGCAGGGAAAAAGTTTCTCTGCACAGAATTATGCGCTTCATCAAAATAAATTGTATTGACCTCAACATCTGCTTCCTGCAAACGATGTAAGGAATGATAGGTGGTGAAGATAATTACATTTTCACCAGCAGTCCTAGCAGTATTTACAAATAAATTGATTTTTTCTGGTTTTGTTGTAGAGAAATGTGAAGTCTCTCCACTATGAATATGAAGAATATGAGTATAGTTAGTATCAACCAACTCAAGAAACTCACTGCAAAGTTGCTCTGCAAGAAGAATACGAGGAGCAACAACAACAGTAGTTGTACCAGTAGGAATTGCTTGCTGATGAATAGTATCTTGAATCATACAGATGGTTTTACCACCACCAGTAGGAACAATGATTTGACCAAGATTATTCTCTTGCATTGCTTCAACTGCACGAAACTGGTGGGGTCGAAGAGTGATGGTCAAGTGCTGTCCCTGTCAATGAACATAATATAAGGCATCTCAACCCGAAAGTCAAGATGCCTGTGACAGTTTTTAAATTGGTTCTAGAAACCAATCATTTTAATAGTTTCTTGTTGTTTAAAATATAATTTCACATATGATTTAAGCATATTTCTTAACTTTTCAACATCATCAACATTATCAATTTCTCTTGATAGTTTTTCATATTCAAAAGATTTTGATGGTGATGCTAATGTTATTTCTGATGGTTCCATAAAAGTCTCCTTAAAGCTTATTTACCCTTCAACCCTAACAGAGTTATCATAATTAAATTTATTATGTTTGTCAAGCCCCAAAAGGAACTAATTGAGAAGGTTGAAACAATTCAACAATTTTATATGGAATTACACACAACCAGTGTAAAAACCATATTCCGGAGATGACAAATAGAAGTTTCATGATATAATTTGGATTACCTCTAGTCTATAGGGAAATCGTCTTAGTGGTTGTTTAAGTGGACACTTCAATAAGTGCCCCCATCTATTTCCACATTACCCAGAACAAGAACAGTATCGTCAGTTGCACTAGGTTCAAACAATGTTTTAACTCCGATTGTATTATTTAGAGTTATGAGTAAGTTTTTAATTTCTAATTCTGAAGGTGATCCATTTAGTTGTAGTATACGATTTCTTCCAATACCAGTCTGATCATCTTCTACATCAGTGCGGATTGCAATTCTTCCATTAGAATCATCAAAGAAAATACCGGCATATTTATGAGTTGCAAGACCAACATCATATCTTGCCATCAAGATACCAACATCACCAGTATTTCCTGTTGATACATTTGGTGGAATTAGTGATCCTTTTGTTGTAGGATCTTCAATCATACCAATTCTTAAGAGGTTATCTCTGATGTCAACATCTTGAACATTTAACCTTGCTTCTAATCCATTAAAGAACGCACTGTTAGCAGTTAAATCACTTGAAATTGCAACATTACCTGTTCCACCTTCAATGGTTATACAATTAGTTCCATCACCTGCTTGAATTGATCCAGCACCACCAACACGAATATCACCTCTAAATTCTGTTAAGAAATCACTGTTAAGTATAATGTTTGTTTGTCCATCGCTAGAACGAATTTCATTACCATCAACTTGTATTGCAGCAACAAATTTTGTTAGTTGATTGCTCTGCATGGTGATATTTGTATCACCACTTCCTGCTACAATTCCATCACCTTCAACCCTTAAGTTTCCGGTAACACTTGTAAGTTCCTGATTGTCAAACATTTGAATGTTGACATTTCCATCAGAGGATAGTATTTTGTTGGTACTAACCATGATGTCATTATAAAACTCAATCCTACCGGCTGTCTTATCTAATGTTATTTGACTTTCACCAAAACCAGTCTTTATGTGTATACCAGTTATTATTAAATCACCATAAGTTTGAACAAAAGTTCCACCTACACCAACATCAATAGCAGTGTCATCTTGAGATGATCTAATTTCATTAGAATTAAGATGTAATATTCCAACTTCAGTGACAGAAGATCTTATAGTTGTAACTCCAGCTGTTAACTGACCATCAGGACCAATTAAAATATCTTGAGCACTCTCAAATAATTTACCTATTGTCGGAGCAGATGCAATAGTAAACTCATTATTACCAACATAGATTTCCGTTCCACCAATAGTAACTTTACCAGTAAATTCACTATTAGGACCATCTACTGTAATAGCGGTATCTCCTACACCCGATTCAATTATATTTCTGGTAAGTCTAAGTTTGTTTACATCTGTTCTATTATTAAAGACCGTTGCAATACTACCAGGACTATCTTGACCAAGTATAATGCGATCTGCCGCACTACCAATTTGCAAATCAGATACATTATAATTTAATAAATCAAATCTTATGTTAATTTCTTGTGGATCTGCGTTAATAGCAGTTCCAAGAACGTTCAAATTATTTGAAATATAGAGACTTGATCCAAAAGCATCTAGATAAAAACCTGGATTTACATATAATAATCCACCAGCCTGAAGTTGATCTTCAGCTGAATTAGCCATTGCGGGATAATAGAATTCTTGAAGAGCACTATTAGTTGAGTCCTGCGTACGAAGATCTATTTGATTTGCATGAAAAGCAGTTGCTGCATATCCATTAAATGGATTACCATCATTAGTTATAATATCAAGTGATCCGGTAATCGTATTGATACCGATTAACTGATTATTTCCATTTGCTGTGAAATTCTTTACCTTAGTTGAACCAACCAGAACTTCAAAATCAAGAGTTTCAGCACCTTGAGCACCTCCAATCCCCGAACCTGGAATAAATGCTTTTGAACTTGTTGTTACTCCAGTTATTATTAAATCTTTTGCCTGTATTAGACCTCTAGCACCAACACCACCAACACTTATGGTATTTGCTATACCAACATCAATAAGATCAGCTACGAAGATTGATGGCCATGGACTACCGGCAGCATCACCTATAGAATTATTATTATCTAACAATGGTAAAATATTAGATGCAACTCTGGCATTTAAAAATCTAACTTGAGCATCATTGATACCATCATAAAGATGGTTAGTTGATGTAAAACCAAGTATTATTTCATCACCACCAATAGATATGTCTCCTCTTATATCATGTTTAACATCATCCATGACGAGTGCGTCATAACCACTTACAATATTGGTAGCATCTCTTGTTAATCCAAAACCAACTTGTAGTCTTTCACCAACAGAGAAACCAAGTCCAACTTCACCAAATTTATCAATTAAAATACCACCACTGGTGTAAACCGCTGG